CAGCGGGGTAAGCTTTGCCACTTCAGTCATCTTCGTCTTCCAAATGATTGCGCGAAAGGTCTTGTACTTCTCTGCGTGCGGCGGCTAGACCTCGGATTGCCCCACACGATTCCCTATAGGAGGGGAAATCTTTTGCACCCCCACTGGTAAGAAATTCTTCTTGGCTTTGCTGTAACTCAGCAAGTTTGTCATCGAGCACGTCAAAGACGGTTTTTGCCATTATGAAGCCTCTTTTTCTTCCCATGACTCTAAGTCATAGTTGGCGTGTCTCGCCCAAACTTCCGCATAATTACAGCCCATACGGCAGGGGCAAGTTTTGCAATCTATTTTGTTTTCTACTGAAGTGTGTTCCCCTCCATTGTTAATTACATAAAGAACATGAGGGACTCTAGCTATAGGAAATTTGTCCGCTATTTGCATAAACAAATCTCCGTCTTCACAAGTTCTATCTAGTTTTCTGTTGTATCCTTTAGTATTTTCATATGCTTTGCGGGTATACATCCCTAGAGAACGCCACCCGTGATAGGCTAAGTTTGGGTTTGGGTCTATGTTTTTCAGATAATCAAACACACCCCCTTCTTCATCCCCGTAGCCCATATCGCTGTAAGCAAACCCTAGTTCCGAGTTCTTTAGAAAAGTTTTAACCATAGTGGCTAAAGCGTGCGGATATATGTAATCGTCACTGTCTACATGACACAACAGATCGCCTGTCATAAATTCAACCGCATTTGCTCTACTTTTTGGAGAACCTAGATTGCTTGAGTTTCTATAAACCTTTATTCGTTTATCTTTTTTAGCCAAGAGTTTAGCGATTTCATAAGTAAAGTCAGTGGAACAATCATCTAATATGATTAACTCCCAATTTGGGTACGTCTGACTCAATACGCTATTTACGGCCCGTATAAGGAGCTTGCCTCTACCAGTGTGACACAAGGTCATTATAGAGACTTTAGGTAGCTTTAATTTCCCCATTATGGCGTATTTTTCGTTTTAGCTAAGTCAAGTATTGCTTTGGCTTCACCCAAATCTTGCTTTGCTTTAGCTTGTTCCATTTGTGAAGCAATGCGTGCAGCCTCAATAGTAGCAGTATTATCTGCTTTTTCTTTATCTAATTTAAGTCTTTCTGCATCTAATGTAGCATCAGCTTGGTCTTTTTGAGCTTTACGCTGTTGTTCAGCGACTTTAAGCTGCAATTCTTGCTGCTGCATCTGGAATACAGGGTCTTGGGCTTTTTGCTGCGCCGCTTGTTGTGCAGCAGCTTGTTGTTTCTGTTGTGTGAGTTGTTGCCCAGCTTGTGCCATAGTCTGAGAAAGAAGTTTCTCCATTTCCTCTGGCATCTCTTCTTCAGGTGCCGGTAGCTCTACACCAAGCTTTGCAGCCATCTGTTGTCTGTAGCTGAAGCCTATGTGCTCTGCTATGTGCGCTTGGAGTGCGGCCACCACCTGCTGTGCAGCGGGGCTTTGGCCTATAAACGCCGCAATCTGCGGGTCTTGCAGGAATGCTTGGTGTGTAGCAATGTGCGCGTCATGGTCTTGGTAAATGAACGCTTTGACAGGTTTGCCAATGAGAGCTGCCATGTTCTCACTAACTGGATCAGCCGGTTTGATGTCTTCCGCAGTAGGTACAAGCTTATCTGCGTTCTTAATGCCCAGAACCTCGATCATCTGCCGATGTAGCTGGGGCAGGTCGTATATCTGTGGGGTAGCCTGTGCCATCTGCAACACAGTCTGATACTGCACAACTCGTTGCGCCATCGTACTGTTGTTGGGATCACTGACAGGAATTACTTCCACCATGTCGTAGTCCATGCGGCGGGCACGGGGTTCTCCACGGTCAGGCATGTACATATACTCATCGGGCGCATACTCAGCGATGATGCCTCGCAGAAGTTTGAACTCCTGTTTCATCGAGTAGTGGACACGGGCTTGAACCGCAGCCATTGGCTTGAGAGTGCGCTCCAGCAGAGCAAGAGTTGTTCCGACAGGCGCGTTGGCGCTCATGTCAGAAATGTTCATATCACTGATCGCCCCTAAACGTCGGCCTTCTTCAGTAATCTGCTTCAATAATGCAAGAAGTGTCTGACTAGGCTCCTTGTAAGGGAGCGTCATTAAATTGTCTTTTATACTGCCACTAGGCACGTCTACATCGCGGAACTCACCGGGGCCAATGGGTGTGTCATCGCCCTTAACCCGCAGCCCACGGGACTTCAAGCCCCCCGGTAGGTTCGACAAAGTACCTGCGTCAACTAACTGGCGTATAAGAGAAGTGCCAGCCCTAGCATAACCACCAATAATGTGAATTAAACCAAGACCATAGAAGCCAAAACCCGGTACATAAGAGTAGTGGACAAAATGTTGACGCTTAAGCATCAACGGGTCTTCGGGGTTCCAGTTACGGCGGATAGACAAAACAGTGCTGGTGCCCTGCTCTATCGTAACAATGTAGGGTTTTGCTACCTGAAGCGGGCCTTCTTCTTGGTCAACATCGTCTAATATGAGGTCTGCATGGACTTCTAAAAGCGTGTAACGGTCATCGTCGTTGAGGGTGTACCCCCCTTCCTGTGCTTTTTTCTCCTCTATATCAGTGTGATAAGAGGTAGGGTCGCCTAGTTCAACTTCTCTATAGAAGCCAGCAACCTGCAATTTAACGAGATCGTTCTTGGTTTTACGCATTACGTGGGTAACACGCTCGGCTGTCTCTATGTTTGACGCGCCATAGGGGACAATCATGTCCTCGGCAGGAATATACATAGCAACCTGTCTGCCAAGGTTGGGATCAAAGTAGACTTTCTTAAACGCAGACCCTGCAAGACCAAGGGAGTAGAGTAACCTTTCGTGTTCAGGACGGTATTCGACCATGACATCGGTAAGTTCGTAGTTCATGTCCGTCTTGACTCGGAGGGCGGCGTCTTCCTTCTCCTTGGTTATCTCTCCAAGTACCTTGGTCTTGACAGGGCCAGCGGCGGGGAAAGTTTCACTCATCGCTTCAGCTTGGAAGCGGATAGCGGCTTCAGCTAGGACATTGGAATAGACACCACAGGCATCTTCCCAAGGCTCGACACGCTCTTCGTATTTGAAACCGAGCACATCTAGCCCTTTAACAAAGGTATCGGCCCACTCTTTACGGCTAGATGTGTCGGTCTCGACATAATCTATAAGCTCTGAGGCGATCTCTGTCAACTGTCCGTCTTCTAAATACTCTGCAAGATTAGCGTCAAACGGCGCGCCAGCCGCTTCTTCCATACCTGCTTCAGGTACTAGAGTAATCTCAACGCTACCATCGTCCATTGTCACCATGTCAGGGTTAACAATCTCGATTTCCATTTGTGCTTCTTCTTCAACCGCCAGACCTTCTGGGGTTTGGTATAAACCTTTTTCAATAGCCATCAGTAGTACCCGCCTCTACGTTGCTTGAAGTATTGCACTTCGTCCGGCTCATCTGTGGGGAGCCGTATAAACCCGCCTTGTCTAAAGCGCATAAGCGCCATTACAGTGGAATCCACCAAGTCATCATTGGACATAAAGGGAAACCCCGCGATCTCCTCTACAACCTCTTCTGCCCAGCGCGTCTGTGGAACCCAACATAATCCTGACTTTATTATATCCGCAACGGAGTTAAGCCGCGCCATCTTATCGCCCGAACCCCTGTGCGGAGTGTATTCTTGCACAACTAGCCCCATTCTGCGAAGTTCTTGATATAGCGGCGTGCCGCTACCCTTCTTCTCCACAATAAACGAGTCCGGCTCCCACTCTAAATACTGCTCATACGAGAGCTGTTTAAGCTCTGGGAACTCCATCCGCTGCTTGATACTGTTCAGGAGTATCAGCTCGTACCGATCCTCCTCGTTATTGAAAAATACCCCCCATACGGTCAGCGCTGTGTAGTCAGCACGATTGTGCTTTTCCGCTGCGGCGTCCAGAGACATGATCAGATACTCACAGGTGGGGGGTTGCTCCTCCTCCCACTCGTTCCACCACTCACGTTTAACTAACGCAGCCTCTTCGGCAGTTGGGGTCTGTTGGTACTGAGCGTTCCACTGGAATAACGGCATGGAAGCTTTGGTACGGTACAAGGCATCAAGGTTAAAGAACTCAGGCCAGAGAGGTTTTTCAATAAAGTTAGTGGGCTTTTCGGGGTCTTCTGTTTCTAGTATCGCCGGAAACTCTACCACCTCGTATCTATCGGCCAGTTCATTCTGGGTCATATCCCGCGTCACGCGACCTGTCAGATCATCCAAATGCCACCTAGTCTGTATGATAGCGACTCGACCACCGGGCATCAGACGGGTACGAGCACCGAACGTGAACCATTCATACGCCTTATCAAATACGTCGAGGTTCCCATTGATGATGTCCTGTTCGTTGTGTGGGTCATCCACGAGAAGTAAGTGGGCACCACGTCCCGCAAGGGCCGAACCTACACCACAAGCGAAGTACTCTCCGCCTTTGCTCGTGTTCCACCGCCCTGCCGACTTACTGTCTATGGCAAGTTGTGTGTCAGGAAAGATTTCCTTGTACTGGTCTGTAGAAATCAGGTTCCGCACCTTCCTACCAAAGTCCACCGCAAGGTCTGTAGTGTGAGATACCATCAGCACTTTCTTATCGGGGTTTTTACCCAAGAACCACGCGGGGAAATAGATAGAAACGAGCTGTGATTTACCGTGTCTGGGGGGCATATTCACACATATACGGTCTTTTCCAGTGTTTTCTGCTGGTTTGCCGTCATATTCATACTCCCGCCCCTGCTCGATCTCCATCAACAGGTCGCCCAGTATGCGGTGGTGCTTGCCTACCTTGTAATCCGGCTGCATAGCGCAGCAAAACGCGATGAGGTCGTCCCGCGCAGCCTCTACTTTCCGCTTACGCTCGTACTCATCCAGTGTCTTAAGCAGTTCTTCCTGCTCTTCAGGGGTATAGGAGTCGATATTAGCTAGCAGAAGCTCGATGTCTTCCGCAGAGAACTCAAAATCCTCCTCTACTGCCGTTTCTTTAGCTGGATTCTGCCTCATAGACCCCTTCGGCGTTCTGTTTAAGCTCCAATAGGCGTTCTTTCAGCTTATTCTTGATGTCGGAGGCGTTCTGGTGGGTGATAGTCACCTCTTTCTTCTCGGCAAACAGCCCTATTTCGTTAATTTTGCCCAAAAACTGTAGTGCTTGGAGCCGAATCCGTGCATCCGGGTTCTCTGTCTCCAGAAGAAGTTTGTTAATTACCGTATTCTTGATGTCATCAGGGGTGGCGTTCAGCGATCCGCCATACTCTTCCAATATGTTGTACGCCTCAAGCAGAGATGCAGTAGTAGAAGCCGCACGCTTAGCTTTATTTTTTGCCTCCGGCTCGGCCCCAGCGGGTTCTGGGGTAAACGGTATCAGGTTTATCTCCACATCGTGTTTTTCCATCAACTCCATATTGCGGCAAGCCGTCTCTGCTATCTCACGCAGCTCCGGATAGTTGAAATTGTTGGGTAGTTCTATAGGAATTTCTGTGGGTTCCATGCCGTAGGTACCATCAAGGGGGGTGTTTTGTATTTTAGGGGGGTGG